ATCCAAATCGGAACAGAAGGAGTTACAGAAACTCCGTATAGAGAAACGTAGAATTAAAAGAGAAACACGGAAAGCGAAGAAACTTCTCCAGGAAAAAAATTCGAATCCTTGAGTTCCAGCCAGAAAAAAAATTTCTATAATAATCAGTTTGACCTGGAATAGACTTTTTTTTATTCCTATCATCCGTTGCTCCCATACAACACATCCGCACACACTTTCAAAAAATAGCTGAGCCTATCTGCCAGCTGCGTTGTATCCACACAACGATAATACTCCATCCCCCCGCTATACTATTATTGAGCGCTTGACAATTTCCGTGGTTCCTGTATACTTATAGAATGAAACCTGCGCAGAAATATTGCGTTTTTATCAATTTATTATTATATTATTATTATGGATATTCAAAATTTAAGTATTATAGAATTAAAGCAGTTATTATCCCGTGTAAATCAGGATTTAAAATCCATTAAGCGCCGTGATAATGCTGCCAAAAAAGCGATTAAATTGGCGGATAATGATTATGTCACCGCTAATAATATCGCTAAAACCTTTACTGGTAAATCTTATGATAAACCAGTAGAAAATGCTAAACTGAAAGCAGATATTCAAATCCAGCAGGATATTCTTGCTTATCTCCATTCTGGCAAGCATATTATTACCACTAAAAGCGACCGATTAACCAGTAAATCAGTAAGAGGCGCCAAAGCAGGTATTAGATTATATCGTAAATTCTCTGTATAATCGCATATAACTAAAAGTCATATAAAATGACAGTATTACTACTTTAAAATAGTAGACAAAGTGGCAAATTTGCAGTATAATGGTTTTTTAAATTAAATTCAACAAAAAAGGAATATATTATGTTTTCAGATATTAACCATGTAGTAACTTCATTAACTTTAAAACAAAAGCGTGATTTGGTAAAGTCATTAAGACAGATTATCGCTGAAGAGGTAAAAGATAATAAAATCAGTAAGATTATTGCTAAATCTAATAAAGAAGCAGAAAAGAAAGCGAAAATCGAAGCGCAGATTAAAGCAGCGCAAGAGAAGCTTGCCAAATTAACTGCTAAACTCGCTTAATAGTATAGAGTTAATCAGTAGTATTATAGTAACCATTATGGTGCTCAGGTACGCATAGTGGTTATTAGTAATAAGTTATTGATTATATTAGGTAATATTATATCGTATTTTCTCAGAAGCGCTCGGATAATCTCTCAGGATAATCTAGGACGCACTAGGATAATCTGGATGTCAAACTAAGACTCGCATAGAGCACCATATTAGCGACATAATCAGCGACTATATTACTAAAAGTAATAAAGTATATTATTAAAAGTTATTTACAGGAGCATTATCAGTATGAATATAGTGGAAGATAATGATTTAGACAATATTGTATTATGTCATGAGGTATTATCTATTGCTCAGGAAGTATTATCAGAGCGGGATTATGATATTGTTTTACATTATATTCTCGATAATGGTACTAATAAGCAGTTAGGTAGTGATTATGGTATATCTGGTTCTCGTATTATTCAGATATACAATAGAGCAATAAGGACTATTCTCGGTGCATTATCTTATGAGAAAATGGTATGGATGAATGGTCAATATTATAGAGTTATTAAAAGTAAATTATTAGATTGTGAAAGGGTTTGATTATGAGTAAAAAGCATTATATTACAGTAGCGAGAGTATTATTTGAGAATAAAGCAGATTTTCAATTATGTTCTGATTTAGCGGTACAGTTTAAGAATGATAATCGGTTATTTGATATTAACCGTTTTCTTACTGCTTGTGGACATTAAGGTGGTTATTATGAATAAAGTGGTTATTATTGGTTTATTATTATTATTGGCGTATCATTTTGCCGATATTGATAATCAGTTTAGGATTATGTCAGGTAATATTAGAATAGAAAGGGTATTATGAGTAAGAATAGATTATTATTAACCATGAAGCGTCAGCATTTATTGCGTAAAGGTAAAGCGAGTAATGAGAATATCTCGCTTATTTGTTTTCTTTATCGGGATATATTGGAGGCATTATGAGCAATATGAAGCGTTTGGTTGAAGATTTTAATTATTACTTTGATGATATTCATGGTGATATTGTTATTGCAGGTATTACATTCTCTCCTGCTGATATATTAAAGGAAATGGATCCTATTGCCTATAATGAGGAGTTTAATCATTATATGGATGATTTGGATATTGATTTATATTCGGAGGAAGTAGAATGATTGATAATGTTATATTACCGATTATTGGTGTGGTATATGTTATTATCACTATTGTTAGTATTCAATTACATTATGGCGTAGCGGGTGCATTATAATGTTATATACTTGTGGTGGTGATATATTTGAAACTTTAGAATTAGCCATTCAATATGTTAATAATGAATATATGCGTTTAGGCATTATATTGGGAATTGAGAAGGTGTATTGATGTTGTTCCGATACAACGGTTTATAAACTATCGGCCAATATAATGTATTGGAATGTGCCACTTTACTTGTGTTATATTCCAATGCGAGTATAATGGTTTTTTAAGTGAGAAAAGTGGATTATGAAAACAGTTAATAAAGTATTAAAAAAGAAAAGAATATTATTAGACGATAATCAAGCATTATTATTAGAGATATTATTGAGAAATTATCAAGAAGCGATTGAAAATGATGAAATTGATAATATCGACCCAGTATTTGAATATAAAGTATCCGATGGAATATTAAATCAATTCTGTTAAACTGTTTATAATAGTGCTCATTAACTTAGGCATTATTAGTAAGTAGTTTATTAGTAGTAATAAATGAGAAAGATTATAGAATGAAATTAAGCAAAACAAGTAAACTGGGTACTAAAAGCTGGTCATTACAAGCAATTGGCACCTGTCCTGGTTCTGTAGGTGATAATGGTAAGTTAGTACCTGCTTGCTCAGGTTGTTATGCAACCACAGGTGCTTATCTCTGGCCTAATACTATTAAGGTGCGTGCTGATAATAAAGAAGAATGGCAGAATGATGATTTTATCAGTATATTCACTAAAGCATTAGCTAAAGAATCACATTTTCGTTGGTTTGATTCAGGTGATATGTATTCTTTAGATTTAGCGGAGAAAATGTTTACGATTATGGCAGAAACACCTAATACTAAACATTGGTTACCTACTAGAATGTATAAATTCAAGAAATTTGATAATGTATTGAATAGAATGAAGGCATTACCTAATGTAATGGTAAGATATTCATCCGATGAAATTGATGGTACATATACTAAAGATTTACACGGTTCTACTATTCTGCCTAATGAAGAATATGCTGATAATGATACTTTTGTATGTTCGGCACCTTCACAAGGTGGTAAATGTTTAGATTGTCGTGCTTGTTATGATAAAGAAACTAAAGTAATCGGTTATCTGGCACATGGCAAGAAAATGAATAAAGTAATCCGATTAACCGTAGCATAATCGTTAGTAGTGGTGGTATGTTAATTTTATAAATAAGGATATAATCAAAGGAGTTAATATGAAATTATCCACAATTTATAAAGCGACCAATAAAATCAATGGTGATAGTTATATCGGATTTGATTCTAATTGGCCGGCACGATATTATAAACATAAATCGTTAGCAAAATCCACTAAACTAACATATTATTTTTATAACGCATTAAGGCATTATGGTTTTGATAATTTTGAATGGACTATATTATATCAATCTAAAGATTGTGATTATTGTAAGAATGTAATGGAGAATCATTTTATTACTGAATATGATACATTTAAAAATGGTTATAATGGTACCACGGGTGGTGAAGGTACATTTAATCATATTAAATCACCAGAAGGTATTGAAAGAACAAGGCAGGCGAATTTAGGTAGAATACCTTGGAATAAGGGATTAACATTAGAACCATTATCAGTAGAACATAAAGCAAGTATATCCGAATCATTAAAAGGTAAACCAGCATGGAATAAAGGTATACCAATGAGTGAAGAAGCAAAGATTAAAGCATCAAAATCATTATCAGAAAATAATCCAATGAGTGATCCTGATAATAGAATGAAAGTAAGTAAGGCATTAAAAGGCAGGGTATTTTCTGAAGAATGGAAAAAGAAACTATCCGAAGCCGCAAAGAATAGAATACGAAAGAATAAAGGATAATATGAAATTAGTAAGAATTACAATGGATTTAGTAGTAGAAGATGATACTCGAGCAGATAAATGGGTATTTAATGCAATTACTGATAATCTTGAGAATGGTGAAGATATTACCAATTATGATTATCAGATTATTGAACAACCTTATATTGAGGATTTAGTATGAGTAAAGTATTTGTAGTATTATCTCATTTAGAGGTAGAAACTAATAATTGGTCTACCGAAGCAATTAAAGCATTTAATAACTTTGAAAATGCTTGGGAGTTTGCCAAAGTATTAAAAGAGCAGGCAAAGGCAGATAATTCACCTGAAACTATTGAAATTGAGGAGTTAAGTGTTGAGTAAGATTATATTAGAAGTAACTGAGAGCCAATCGGAGTTAATTCATCTGGCATTATGTGATTATCAGGACAATATCTATGATGAGGATTCTCCTTATTATGATGAGCAGGACGCTTCTGATTTTTCTGATTTGCAGTCTAAAGTAGATAGAATTGAGGTATAGTATGGATTTATTTGAATTGATTGATAATATATCAGAATTAACTGATAATTTTATCGGTAATGCGGTTAAAGTTAATCCTGAGCAATTAGGATTGGATAATCGTTGCGGTAGTCTGTTTATTACGCCAGATTGTATTGGCACTTATAAAGAGCGTGACCGTGCATTAAGATATTATGGTGGTTTTGAGTATATCAATGATGGTAACCGCCACGAAATGGGTGATTATGTGTTTTATTCAAGAGAAGCAACCAGAGTGGATGAAGCATTAGAATATTATTTGAATTTTATGGAAAAGGTATAATATGGTTATGTCGTTTAATCCTGAATGGCGGGATAATGCCATTGAAACATTGGTAAGTGATGATATTGATACCATTTTGACTGCCAAAGGTGAATATAATGATGAGTTTTTTCTATCAGAAATACTAACTGGTGGTTTCAAAGGTTATAATGCTTTTACCGATGAAGAATTAGAAAGAGAATTGGTAGATCGTGATATTTCAACAGTATTTGGAGATAATGATGAGTGAAGTATATTTGGTAAAATCTGGTCATTTTGAAGAATTGATTGGTTGGGATTGGACAAATCTGGCAGTATTTGATAATAATGATGCGGCAGTAGCTTTT